GTGATCGATGACCCAAGAGGATATGAAAGACTATGATTGAAGAAAATGCAGAACAATTAGAAGTAGAGGAAGAGACTGATCTCGGTAAAGAAGATTTTGAACTGCCCGTAATAGAAACTTCTAAAGAAGAAAAGTTTTTCGGTAAGACTACTCAAGTGAGCAATGCATCTGATGATGAACTTGAAGTGCAGGTAGTTGAAACAGAAGAAGTCGAAACTCCCAAAGAAAATATTGAAGAAATTGATTCAGTTAGTGGCAGGGTACAGAAACGAATTGATAAGCTCAAATACGAGTTTCACGAAGAACGCAGAGCCAAGGAAGATGCACAGAGGATGAGGGATGAAGCGGTAAATGCTGCTCAAACCTTAAATAGTCAACTGCAACAAGCTAGACAGATGGTGTCTCGTGGACAACAAGCAGTGGTCTCGAATGTGGCTGCCAAGGCAGAAGCAGAATTAGAACATGCGAAGAGGGTTTGGTCGGATGCTACTGATGAAGGCGATAAAGAAGCCATCATTAATGCACAGGAAAAAATGTTGGAAGCTAAACTGCAATTGTCGCAAGCCGATGCAGCTATAAAGAGGCAACCTCGAAGGCAACCACCTAAACGACCTAAAGCTCCTTCGCCACAGCAAATAGCACAAACACAACCGCCTCCACTTGATCCGTTAGCTGAAGAATGGCTTGGTAAAAATGAATGGTTTAATACCGATAAAAAGCTTACAGGTTTTGCAATGGGGGTGCATGAAGATTTATTAACAGAGGGTATTAATCCTCAAACAAGGGAATACTACGACAAAGTAGATGCTGAAATGAAAAGAGCATTTCCCAACAATTTTTCCGATTCCGAGTTGGATCAAGGGCAAACTGCTCCAACACGGAACGCAGCTACGATGGTAGCTCCAGCCACTAGAAATAATGGCGGAAAACCACGCAAAGTGCAGTTAACGCCCACTCAAGTCTCTCTCGCCAAGAAGCTTGGGTTATCAGCAGAACAATATGCTAAACAAATAGTAAAGGAGATGATTTAATGTCCGAAGAGCGTAATCGAGAGATCGAAGGTCGAGAGACCCATGAAGCTTCACGAGAAGTAGAGAACAGAGAAACTGAGAAGAGAGATGAACCTTGGGCACCGCAGAGTATTCTGCCTGACCCAAAGCCACAAGATGGATATGTATTTAGATGGATTGCCACTTCCGTAAATGGCACTGTCCTGAATACAAATGTATCATCCCGTTTCAGAGAAGGTTGGGAGCCTGTAAAAATGGAAGATCATCCAGAGATAGCGGAAAACATTGTCCCTGATTATCATTCCCATTTTAAAGGCAACATCGAAATCGGAGGATTGCTTTTATGCAAAGCCGATGCCGAAACCATGAAGAAAAGGGATGAGTACTACCAAGAAATGGCAAAAGCTCAAATCGAAGCAACTGATCAAAATTACTTCCGTGAACAAGATTCTAGAATGCCCATGTCATCTGACAAGGACACTAGGGTCAAATTTGGGAGTGATTCTTAGAGCAGAAAATAGGATCACATTTTATGTAATTTAGTATTATAGGAGAAAAGCAGATGGCTTCATCAGCAACACCCTATGGTGCAAGACCAATTGGTACTTTAAGTGCAAGCGGTTCCTATTCAGGAAAAGTTCAGCACATAAAGATTGCAAGTGCATACGCAGTAAATATCTTCTATGGAGATTTTGTAAAGTTAGTAGCGGCAGGGACTATTGAAAAAGACGCTGGAACTACTACTTTCACTCCATGTGGAGTATTTGTTGGGTGTTCTTACACCGATCCAAACACTAGTCAGAAGACATTCGCACAAATGTGGACAGCTTCTGTTGCAGCTTCCGATGCGGTAGGTTATATTATAACCGACCCTGCATTGGTAATTCAGATGCAAAGTGATGGGTCAGGTGCTCAGACTGTATTAGGAAATAATGTAGCTCTGGCGAACACTTCAGGCTCTACCACAATTGGCACCAGTAAAAATGCAGTAGACATTTCTACGGCTGCAGCTACCACAGCGACTCTACCATTACGAATCATTGATTTCGTTGATGGACCAGATTCGTCTGTAGGAGACAGCTATACGGATGTTATTGTTAAATATAACGCTGGGCACCAGTACGATAATACAACAGGTATATAGGAGTAATTCAATATGGCTATTTCAAGAGCACAATTGCTGAAAGAACTCCTCCCTGGACTTAATGCTCTCTTTGGACTCGAATACGCTAAGTATGAAAACGAAGATGCAGAGTTGTATGAATCGGAATCTTCTGATCGTTCTTTCGAGGAAGAAACTAAACTTTCAGGCTTTGGAGCAGCTCCAGTAAAGGCTGAAGGCGGAGCGATGTCCTACGACAACGCACAGGAGGCGTTCACAGCACGCTATAACCATGAAACAATTGCAATGGGATTTGCGATCACAGAGGAGGCAATGGAGGATAACCTTTATGACTCTCTCTCTGCTCGTTATACCAAAGCATTAGCTCGTGGTATGGCTTATACCAAACAACAGAAGGCTGTTGTTCCATTTAACAATGGATTTACCAACTCATACCAATCAGGTGATGGCGTGAATTTATTCACAGCATCAGGTGATGGTGTAACTGGCGGTGATGGTCACCCACTTGTTTCGGGTGGGAAAAACTCTAATCGCCCAGCTACGGCTGCAGACCTCAACGAGACTTCTCTTGAGAATGCAACCATTACCATTTCTGGTTGGACAGATGAGCGTGGACTGAAAATTGCGGCAAGACCAAGTAAATTGGTCATTCCTACGAACTACCAGTTTACAGCAACTAGATTGCTGGATACTCCAGGTAGATCGGGAACTGCTGACAATGATATCAACGCTTTTCGTTCTTTAGGAACTGTTCCTGAAGGTTTTACAGTTAATCACTATTTAACCGACACGAATGCATGGTTCTTAATGACCGATATTCCTAACGGATTTAAGCACTTTGTCAGAACCCCTATCGAGAACAGCATGGATGGGGACTTCGATACAGGCAATGTTCGCTACAAATCTAGGGAAAGATACTCTTTTGGAGTTTCAGACCCATTAGGAGCGTATGGTTCTCCAGGTTCGTCATAAAAAATTAGGGAAGTAGTTTTTACTACTTCCCTTTTTTTACATCTAGGGATTTTTTTATATCTATCGACTGACCTAGCAGACTTGCCAAGACGATAGAGTTATTTAGGAGACTAAATTATGGCAAACACAACTTTTAGTGGACCAGTCAGGTCAGAGGGTGGATTTGAACAAATCAGCAAAAACTCTACAACTGGTGCCATTACAACAAATCTGGATGTAGATACCAGTGGTAATATTACAACCACAGGTTATTTATCCGCTTATTCAAACGTAAGTAGCATTACCAGTGCTACCAAAAGTGTTGAATCAACGGATTCAGGTACTGTTTATACCCTTAACAGGGCAGCAGGTATTGTAGTTACATTACCAACTGCAGCAGCAGGATTGAACTATACTTTTATAGTGGGTACGACTTTCACGGGTGCAGGACAAATTAATACTGATAATGCCAGTGATTTATTTTCTGGCTTTGCCACGATCTTTGATCCAGCAACTGCAACAGATACCAATACCTTTGTTCCCGATGCCAGTGATGATGATACGATTGATTTAGGTACAGCAGCACAGGGTTGGTTAGTAGGTGGAATAATTCGTTTAGTAGCTACGAGTGCAGCAGTATGGCATTGTGAAGCTTTCTTACATGGTGACGGCACATTAGCGACTCCATTCGAGTAAGGGGGTAAATAATGGCTGATGCAGTAACCTCACAAACGATAGAGGATGGCGGTAAAAATCTGGTAATGAAATTTACCAATATTAGTGATGGCACGGGAGAAAGTGCGGTTGCTAAGATTGATGTTTCAGCTTTGGAATCAAGTCCCCTTACGGGACAAGCCTGTAACCGAGTTTCTTTACAGAGAATTTGGTTTAGTAATATCGGTATGGGTTTTAAACTGTATTGGAATGCAAGTTCCAATATGTTTATTTGCCAAGCACCCAAGGATTGGAGTGATACATGGAATTTTTCCTATGGAATGGATCAGTTACCAGGTATTCCCAATAATGCAGGAGGCGGTATAAATGGTGATTTGTTGTTAACAACCAATGACCATACAAGTGGTGATACTTATAGTGTTATTATTTGGGCTCACAAGCATTATGCTAATCCTAGTTAATGCCATTAAGGAAAGGTAAATCTAATAAAGATGTTTCCTCTAATATAAGAA